GCCAAACATATCCTTGGTGTTGATATATTTATTATTGACAGTTTAATGAAAATAAGTAATATTAGTGAAGAATCATTAGAGGCACAAAAATTGTTTACTGATAGATTGGCTGTTACGGCACGTGATTTAAATATTTCTATTTTTTTGGTAGCACACACAAGAAAACTTAAAGATGAAAATGAAATACCTGACGCTACAAATATTATGGGTAGTTCACACATAAGAAACCTTTGTGACAATATTATCTGTGTATGGCGCAACCGTTATAAGGAAAAGTTAATTGAAGAAGGTAAAACTTCTGATGATGAATTAAAAATTATTCCTGATGCTAAAGTTTTTATTCAAAAACAAAGAAACGGTCAATGGGAAGGCTCATTTAATTTTTGGTTTAGTCAAAAAACTTTATGTTACAGAGAGAGTCCATGACAATTAATGATTTTATTAAAGCCTGCAAAAAATTATTTGGTGATGATATAGAATATAAAGCTGTATCAAAAGAAGGTCAAACTTTTAAAACGAAGGGATGGAGAGATGATAAAGTGGGCATTAACGCAACAAAACCTACCGCAACTTATAGAGAAACTAAAACTTCTTGATTTTACTAAACGCTGGCGTGTAACAGTAACAGACGCTAAACTTAACCGCAGTCTAGAGCAAAACGAAAGACTATGGCAATTGTATACAAGTTTAGGAAATCATTTGGGATTAGATAAACAACAAGTCCATGAGCTTATGTCATACCGTCTGTTGCGTTATCAAACAGTCATAGCTGGATTTCCTGTAGAACTTATAAAATCAACCACAAAACTTACAACCTCAGAAATGACTGAATACCAACAACAGATAGAGGTATGGGGTCAAACTGTTGGCTGGGGTTGGGATTATTAATTATGACGATACAACAAAAATTAGAAATGTTTGACAATGATGAGCAACATTTAATTGATACAACATATACAAAAAAAGTTGACGTGCCGTTATATGTTCCAAAGTATGAAAAGCCTAATATTTATGAGCTTTATGATAGTTTAAAGTCAATTAAATTAATACAAAAAATTAATAATTCTAATGTCTCTGATGATGAAAAAAAGTTTTTAACTTTTGCAGCTTATAGACATATTGTATTTAATTTTGCAAAAATTGCAGATTACTATGCTCACTCAAGTTCTGAAATGCAAGAGTTAATGGAACAATCAGCTTTAGTAATTGTTGATTTTGACAAAGCTATTGAGTATGGTTATGTTGCATTAAACAATCAATTATCAAATCAATATCTGGAAGAACAAAGTGATAGATAATTTTTGCGTTTTTATATTAAGTCATAATAGACATGACAGAGTTTATACTTACAATACGTTAAGAGAAAAAAACTATACTGGTAAAATTTTTATTATTATTGATGATGAAGATAAATCTCATAATAAATATATTGAAACATATGGTAGTCAAGTAATAACTTTTTCTAAAGATGAAGTTGCAAAGACATTTGACATAGGCGATAGTTTTGATGATAAAAGAGCAGTTGTGTTTGCAAGAAATGCCTGCTTTGACATAGCAAAAAAATTAGGTTATACGTATTTTATGCAACTTGATGATGACTATACAGATTTTAGATGGTCTTTTGACAATGATAAAAAATATGTAACTAATAAATACATTAAAAACTTGGATAAAATATTTGAAATCATGTTAGATTTTTATAAAAAAACATCTTTTACATCTATTTGTATGGCTCAAGGTGGTGATTTTATAGGTGGTGAAAATAGTGGTTTAAGTAAAACATATTTAGACGGTCAAATATCAAGAAAAATTATGAACAGTTTTTTATGTTCAGTTGATAGACCATTTCAATTTGTTGGTAGAATAAATGAAGATGTAAATGCTTATTGTTATTTTGGCTACAAAGGTTATTTATTTATGACAATTGCACAGTTACGACTTGAACAAAAGCAAACTCAAAGTAATGCTGGTGGTTTAACTGATATTTATTTAAGCTCAGGCACTTATGTTAAAAGTTTTTATTCTGTTTTGTATAATCCTTCTAGTGTAAAAGTAAGGCAAATGGGTCAAAACAAAAAAAGATTGCATCATAGTATTAATTGGGATGCAACTGTTCCTAAAATTATTTCTGAAAAATTTAAAAAATATGATATATCGCAATCAAAAATTAATTAAACTGTTAAGAGAGTTACCTTGTCAACATTGTGGTATAATGTCCGAAACAGTTTGTGCAGCACATAGAAACGAAGGCAAAGGCATGGGCATCAAAGTGTCAGACGCTTTAGTTGCAGCATTATGTATAGAGTGCCATGTTAAACTTGATAATGGAAAAGAATTAACAAAAGAAGAACGTAGAGATATGTGGAATAGAGCATATATAAAAACTATGCAATATCTTTTTGAAAATGAAATTATAGGAGTTAAATAATGGGTAAAGGTTCTGGCAGAAGACCGTTGTTAGTTTCTGAAAAAGAAGCACAAGATAACTGGGACAAGATTTTTAAAAAGAAAAATAACAGTCCTGACGTATCACCACACGCTTATGAATATGAACTTAATAAGGCTACTGGTGACGTAGAGAAAAGATTTATAAACGGAATATCTAAACCTAACGAAAGTCAATTTGATGGCAAATAGCCCAACGCAGTTAAGCCTTAAAAAATTACGACAAGAAGGATATACAGTAGCAATAGTAGAACATTGGAACGCATTTGCTAGAATAAGGCAAGATTTATTTGGCTTTATAGACCTATTAGCTTTAAAAGATAAAGAAGTATTGGCAGTTCAAACAACCTCTGCAAGTAATATGTCCGCTAGAGCAAAAAAAATAGGTGAACATGAAAATGTAGGAGCAGTTCGTAAAGCAGGCTGGACTATTCATATTCATGGGTGGCACCAGGATGATAAACGAAAGTGGCATTGTAAGGTTAAGGATGTATCGTGAGTATTAAAGATAAAATATTAGCTTACCTTACAGAGCCAAAAACTATAAAAGATATAGCAGCACATGTAGATGGCAATTATAATACCATTAAAAATTTGCTTGTTACCATGAAGATGGAAGGTCATATACACGCATTTAAAGACAATGACAATAGACTTATGCACTATTACATTCCACAGCCACATCCACTACAAGCTATATTTGGACACACAGCAAACTTTACAGAAGCACAGATAAAAGGTATTACAAGTCATAACGCTGATACAGCTAAACATAATTTACAGCATAAAACTACACAAGAAACTTATGGAGAAAGCATAACTTATACGTTAGGTAGATATGATTAGTATGGAACGTTTATTGTCTATCCTAGAGGATTGGGCTTTATGGATGAAGTCGGATAACCACCGTTTAGGTTATCCATCTAAAAGCATAGGCATGTCATCAGGTGGAGAGTCAACTAGCGAGGCATTTGAAGAAATGTGTTCTGCCCAAGATATGAGTAATATTAGGACCATACACGCTATTGTGCATAGCTTAGAACAAGGACAACAAGACGCTATCTATGCTAAATACTTAGGTGCCAAACCACCATTAGCCTTTTACTGGCAATTAGATATGGCATACGATAACTTGCTTACTATTGCAAGTAGAAGAATAAACGCATAAAGTTGTTGAATTTATATATTAGATATGATATAATATCGTTTCTTGGACAACTGCTGTCCGTTAATAACGTAATTATAAAAAAAGCCTGACTGCACTCTCTCCGTGGTTGGGCTTTTTCTTTTATATGAAGCTATCCATTTGTGAGCAATGCGGTGAGCCTTTTGATTTTACAGAATATTCATTATGTAATGATTGTAGGTATGACCATAGATTTATTAAATTAAGAGGCGATAATGAAATCAACACCAAAAACAAAAGCAGGGAAGATGAAAAAAGTGGGCAAAGTGATGAAGGAATTTAAAACAGGCTCATTACATTCAGGTAAGGGTGGTAAAGTAGTAAAATCTCCTAAACAAGCTATTGCTATTGCTTTATCAGAAGCTGGCATGGCTAAAAAGAAAGGTAAATAATTATGCCAAGCGTTGGAATGAAAATGTTTGCTTACACAGCAAAAGGTAAGAAAGAAGCTAAAGAATACGCAAAGAAAACAGGTAAGAAGATGGCAGCTAAGCCTATGAAAAAGGCAGCTAAACGTGGCAAATAAGCCAGGCCTATACGCTAACATTGCAGCCAAAAGAGCTAGAATTAAAGCTGGCTCTGGTGAAAAGATGCGTAAGGTAGGGAGTAAAGGCGCACCTACAGCTATGCAATTTAAACAAGCTGCAAAGACAGTTAAGAAAAAGAAATGATTAAGAAGGGTAAGGAAACATTTTCAGGTTATAATAAACCTAAGAGAACACCTAATCATCCCACTAAATCACATGCAGTATTGGCTAAAGATGGTAACCAAGAAAAACTTATACGCTTTGGTCAAAAAGGCGTAAGTGGTGACAAAACAAATACAGATAGAGCAAAGTCATTTAAAGCAAGACACGCTAAGAACATAGCTAAAGGAAAAATGAGTGCCGCTTTTTGGGCAAACAAAGTAAAGTGGTAAAACTAGATATATATGTAGGATATGATGGCAAGGTAGAACCAATTGCTTATCATAACTTTTGCCAGTCAGTTATAGAAAAGTCATCTATACCGGTAAGTTTTACACCATTAGCACTAAACACTTTAAAAGATTACAAAGAAACACATACAGACGGTAGTAACGCATTTATCTACTCACGCTTTCTAGTGCCATATCTAAATAACTTTAAAGGTATCGCACTATTCGTAGATGGCGATATGACTTGCCGAACAGATATTGCAGAGATACTAGCTAACTTTGATAATGACGAAGCAATCAAGGTAGTCAAGCATCATTACCAAACAAAGCATCCAGTTAAATACTTAGGTGCAAAGAACGAAGACTATCCTAAAAAGAACTGGTCAAGCGTTATGTTATGGAACTGCTCACATTGGCTAAACAAACAATTAACACCTAAGTTTGTGCAAGAACAAACAGGTAAATACCTACACAGGTTTGAATGGCTTAAATATCCAGAAGAACAAGTAGGTAAGCTAGACGAAACATGGAACTGGCTAGAAACAGAATACGAATACAACCCAGATGCTAAGTTAGTGCATCACACATTAGGCACACCATGCTTTAAAGACTATCAGAATACAGACTATAGTCAAGAATGGTGGGAAACATACCAAAGAATGATTTATCCACTTAAAGGAAAGAACAAGGAAAGCGAGTTATAATATGGCAGATTTAGCTAAACAACTAAAACAATTAAATGACGCTCAAAGACTGAGAGAATTGGCTCAACAATATGGGTATGGTCAAATATCAAACCAAGACATTAACGCATTAAGACAGGCATTGCCACAAATGGCAGGTCAAGCTATGGGACAATTACCTCCAGCACAAATGCCTCAATATATGCCACCAGCAGGTCAAATGCCTTCACCTCCTGTTCGTGATTACGCTTTAAGACCAAAAGAGTATGGCGCATTACCTCCAGTTCCTATGCCAACTATTCCACAAGGCATGACACCGGATGATGCGAATGCAATGATGAATACAATGAGACAAGCTGCTCCTTCACAAATGTCACCATATATGCAAAACTTAACTAACCCAGGACAAACAATGCAGCAAAACTACATTGACCCTGCTATTATGGAACAACTGTACTACAGAGGCTTGTTAAGCAGATAAACACAGAGGGCAACCAACCTAAGGGAGTTGCAAAACAATGGAAAACGACACAGAAGAAAGAAAAGTAGGCGGACAGCCTGGCAATACCAATTCTAGTAAAATCAATAGGTTATTTGCGGAAACGATTAAAAGAATAGATAAGCAAAGCGAAGGTGAAGTAGCACGTCAAGTAGCACAAGCTCTGATAGATAAAGCTATTAGTGGTGACGTATCTGCTATAAAAGAATTTGCTGATAGAGTAGATGGTAAGTCAGTAGCAACTACAGAGCTGACTGGTGCAGATGGTAAAGATTTACCTATTGGAATAGGAATTAGCTTTGTCAAGCCAGACGATAGCC